TCCATGGTCCGTTCGTTAAACACTGGATCACATTCTGTGCCATCGTAAACGTAGTTAGCATCCATTCTTGCAGTCAAGATTAGTGGGTCTTCAGTGTCAACCCAAATTAACTTAGGCTTCCTCATTGAAATCTAAGCATGAACCAGTTCATATATTTTTCATCTTTGAAGATGATATTGCCACCTTCTATCCTAGCCTTAAAGTCTCTATCTAACCAAGAGTTAAAAGTGCTGCCATATTCTTCAAAGTGAACGTGGTCATAGTAGTAATTGATGACTCTACCCCAAACACTATTGGAATAGCCATTTATATTGGCAGCATATTTAAAGGAGCAAGGTTTCATTGATCGTTCCAGTGTAGGATGAATAAGTCACGATGACTGGCTTTTTTGAAGCTCCACATGATGTCTGTCATTTGTTTGCCGCAATTATGTTCTATGCACCAAGTTTGTATTTCAAGAAGTCGCTCATCAGTAAGTTCGTCTCGATCCAATACTACGCCTGGCAATTTAAACAGACCGACATCTACTGTAGTAATCTTCATCGATTGCCTTGCCATTGTGGGCGGCATTGCGGAGGCAATCCGTGATAGCAATTGTTTTCAATGTCTATGCATTGATCGCATTTCCTTGCACGTTGTTGCGCTTCGTAAGGAAAATTGCCAAGAGTGGGTTTTGGTCTTTCTCCCTTACAATATTGAACATCATAGCTTCTTGTGCCAGGGCAAGGTAGTTCGGGAATTGATCCGCAAGCAGTTAATTGAGCAGCCAGTAATGCAATAAGTAGTTTTCGCATATCAGTAAATGTGTGAGTTAACAACATCTACATTATATGCGAAAACGTCAACTAAGTCAAGCGCCAGCGTTGTAGTTAAGGTACATTTGACAAAATTCAGCAAAGTTCACAATGATTTTGCCTTCACATTCCTTTTCCAAATGTCTACAGATAACAGGGTCGCTTTCGATGAACACATCGATATCGCCTTCTTTCATGATTCTAGTTTTGTAATCGATTGGGCTTTCGTCTTCTGTTCGATCATGAAAAATCTGTTTGGGTTGATTGGTAAAGTGTTTGTTTAGCCAACGTTCGGTGATTTCACGATTACGACCCAATCTTGCAGTGAGAAGAATCCACTCACCGACAGGTTGGAACATGGGTTTCATGTACATGGTCAATTCCAAAAACTTTTCATGATCCCCAAGGTCAGGGATTTCTTCGCAATCTGGAATAAAGACGCCATCAAAATCAAATGCTGTGACATTTCTTTTTTCTTCGCTCATAGTATTATCTCCGTGTGTTTTACTTATGTGTTATCTAATGCCTTGGCTAAAATAATAATATATAATAAAGTAAAAGTCAACACCAAGGAGGTGTTAAATGAAGATTTTGGTAACCGGACACTTGAGTTTCATTGGCAGGAACATGACCGCCTTTCTAAAAAAACAAGAAGGAGTTCAAGTAGACGGATATGAATTGGATGATAGTTCCAAACCTAGTGTTCGACAGTATGATTGGGTAATACATCTAGACGATCTACATGATTCAAAAGAATCAAATGTGGAAAATATATTGGGAAAAAATTATGACTTCAGTTGTTGGTTGTTAGACGAATGTCAAAGGCAAGGAGTCAATTTACAATACGCCAGTAGTAGTACAGTTTATGGTGATGGCAAAAACTTTGAAGAAACTGCGGAATGCAAACCTAAAACTACCTATGCATGGAGCAAGTATTTGTTTGATCGATATGCTTTTCAAAAAGCACATACCAGTTTCGTACAAGGGTTTAGATACTTTAGTGTATATGGCAAATGGCAGCATGTAAAAGGTCGTAGAGCCAATGCCATATACCAATGGCGTCAGCAAGCTGTTAAGGAAGGCAAAGTCATGGTGTGGGAAAATGCCGACAAGGTAAAAAGGGATTGGGTATGGGTCGGTGACGTATGTAAATTGCAGTGGGATTTCATACAGCAAGTTCATGGCTCGGGCATATGGAATGTGGGATCAGGATTGAGTCATAGCTATTTGGACATTGCTGAATACATAGCTGAACAAGAGAATGTACCAGTAGAGACCATACCCATGCCTTTAGAACAACGACCCAGACTTAATGTCTGTGCTAATTTAAAACATTTAAAAGCTACCATAGGAAGTAGGGCATGGCTGAACGTTTACGAATGGCTAGACTACGATAAATAAATTTATGAAGATACATGAAATTATTCAAGAATCTGGACCAGCAAGTAGAAAGCTTTGCACCAGTACCAAACCAGATAGTCAATTGGGAGCCAGCCAATTAAGCAGTTGTATCAGCCAAGGTTATAGAGCTAGAGAAACAGAGCACAAATTTACTATCAATAAAAAACGTCAAAAAGTCAAAGGTAAGAAAATTAAAGGCGGCAATTATGGCGGTCCCTTACCAGTTTGGAAGGGGAATAGTGAATGAGATTTACTGAATTTAAAATTGTGGAGTCTGTTGATAAAGATGTCATGGACATGCAGAGAGAATTAAAGGCTGCTGGTGCAGATTTGGGCTCTTTTGGTCCTAAAAAAGATGGCATTGATGGCAGACTGGGGCCATATACCCGTCGTGCCGCAGAGAAGTTTCCAGAAATTGCAGCCAAGTATAAAGATACATTAGCTCGTCCAAATGCTTTTGATGCACAAAAAGTTGATGTAAACGCCATACAAGACCCAGACTTTAAAAAGAAACTTGAAAAAGTTGCTGCTGCATTAGGTGTTAAATCAAACGATTTATTGGCCATAATGAAACAGGAAAGTAGAGTTAATCCACAAGCACGTAATCCAAGTGGAGCCACTGGACTTATTCAGTTTATGCCCAAGACTGCAATTGCATTAGGAACAACTACTGATGAGTTGTACAATATGGATGGTGTGCAACAATTAGACTATGTGTACAAATACTTTAAAATGACTGGGGTAGGCAATGGGGACTTAGGAGATTTGTACATGGCAGTATTCATGCCTAAATATGTGGGCTATGATGATGCTACAGTTTTAGGTCAAGCCGGTGCAAGTGGGTTTAGTGGCAAAGTATATGCACAAAACAAGGGATTAGATCGAAACAGAGACGGTGCTATCACAGTTGCCGATGTTAAACAATCAGTTCAGCGGTTCGCATAAAAATAAAAAATAAGTACTGTATGTCAAAGAACTTTACAGGAAAATTATTAATAGCACCTCCCAAAGTCTCCAGCGGATTTTGGCATAAAAGTGTAATCTATGTTACAGAAGATCATGTCAATGGCAGTGTGGGATTATTGTTGAACAAACGTAGCTCATTTACTATAACTGATTTTACTGAACAAATTGGTCAGACCTACAATATTCCAGGATATGTACATATTGGCGGACCAGTGAATATGAAAGCATTAACCATGCTACATAGCAGTGATTGGGCGTGTACTAACACTATGGAAATTGATAACCATTTTAGCATTAGTAGTAGTGATGATCTATTGCCTAGACTAGGCGACGGTGATGCTCCGAAATATTTTAGAGTATTTTTAGGTCTATGTGGTTGGGCCCCAAAACAACTTAGGGAAGAATATGATGGAATCCCTCCAAGAGAGAGAAGTCATAGCTGGTTAGAAGCCAGTGCTAACTATGATATAGTTTTCAATCATGATCAAAAAGATCAATGGATTCAAAGTGTAGATCGTAGTGGTGCCGATTTTGCTCAATCAATCTTTGCATAAATGGAAAAAGATAGTATAATACGGTATCTTTTAAAATTTTTGGAATCCATTTATGGATACACTAGTACTTAATGCCGACGGACAACCACTGAGCTTTCTGCCCTTGAGCACTATTGATTGGCAAGAATCCATTCGATATCTAGTGTTAGACAAAGCTTCTGTGATCACTTGGCATGACAATTGGGTTGTACATAGTGTGGATTGGGAAACCAATGTGCCTGCTGTACTCATGTTGAGAGAATACATGAAGCCCAAAACATCTGTTAGATTCAGCAAGAGCAATGTGTTCCTACGTGATGCACATACTTGTCAGTACTGTGGTGTACTGTTGGATAAACGTGATTGTACATTGGATCATGTAAAGCCATTGAGCCAAGGTGGAAAGACTGTGTTTGAAAATACAGTCACAGCCTGTAGTCCTTGCAATAGTGCCAAAGGTAATAGCACTAAGATGAAACCTAAAGTTAAGCCATACCGTCCTGACTATTTTGAAATGGTAAATAAACGTAAAAGTATACCATTTAATATTAGACATGACAGCTGGCTGGACTATATCAATTGATTCAAATACAATGGAGTTTTGGAAATCACTGCAATTATAATTGTGCTTACTGCCCGGATGTTTTTAAGTCAGGTAGTATACCTTTTCCAGACTCCGATAAATTTGTTAATGCTTTTAACATAATTTACGATACTTTTCCCAAATTTAATTTGCAACTCATAGGCGGAGAGCCGACTGCTTATTCGGGATTAGGCTTGGCTCTCGGTTCTGTTAGTAAAGATTCTAACAAAAAAATTACTTTAGAAACGAATGGCAGTAAAGAACTGTCATGGTGGCAAGTTCATGCCAGTCATTTTTCCAATGTAGTTATTAGTTTACATAAAAAATATGCCAGCATTGAACATATATTAAAAGTGGCAGAATTTTTAAGAGACCAACAGGTTGAAGTAAAAATCAAATTTCCGATAGAACCAACAAATTGGAATGAAATAATTCAAATAAGAAATTCATTTAGATATAGTAATTTTAATACAGAATTACAACTACTCTATAAAAACTTTACTCAAGGTAATAATCAATACTATGAGTATAGCCAAGAACAAATGGCCTATTACTATCAGGATCGAGGCATAAAAGTAGAACAAATCTCCAATCAAATTGAACACATTCGTGTACATAAGCAAAATAAGTATACTGGACATATGTGTTGGACCGGCGTGGAACAATTTGTTATTGATCGACAAGGATATGTTTTCAGGGGGTGGTGTGAACAGAACGGCACACTGGGTAATATATTACAAGGCACAGTAAAATGGTCTAATGACCCGGTACTCTGTGGCCGTACATTATGTGTCAATGGGTTTGATCTTCAAGCACGTAAAAGCGAAGGAAGTTGGGGAAATATATGAAAAAGTATCTTTGGACGGTGTTGGGTTTTTTAAGTTTGGGCATGGCTTATATTGGTGTAATCACTCCAGGCATTCCTTATAGTTGTTTTGTGGTATTTGCTGCTTACTGCTTTGCCAAAGGTAGTCCAAGAATGCACGCCTGGTTATACAATCATAAACTGTTTGGTCCATTCCTGACTAATTGGAATAAGTGTAGAGTGTTCCCTACTAAGATGAAATATTTTATGATTGCTATGATGAGCAGTAGTTTAATTACTATGTACTTAACCAATGTGCCTGTTAAAGGTATTATGTATACAGGCATTTTCATGTTATGTGTAGCCATATGGGCATGGCGTTGGCCAGGCAGTGTAGAAGAGTATGAACGACGTATTGCCGAAGGCCGTAAGATAGGGTGGTTCAATAATAGTTTCTAATGCTCAACATTCGTACTAGATTGCATCAAGATTTCAAATCTAAATACGATAAGAAAGTATCAACCAATAAGTGATACATTCTACTAAGTATTATATTGGAGCATAACATGGAAGAGTTACAGAAAGCAGCAAAAGTGGCATTTGCCAGTACATTTTGTTTTTATTTAAAGGCTCATAACTTTCATTGGAATATTATAGGATCAGACTTCCTACAATATCATGAACTATTTGGTAAAATCTATGATGAGGTATATGGTAGTATCGATGACTTCGCTGAAAAGATTCGTAGCTTAGATACTTTTGTACCAGGTAGTTTAGCAAGATTTAGTATGCTAACTCTCATTGATGATGAAACAGAGATTCTAGATCAAGACAGAATGTTGATGGAATTAGCACAGGACAATGAAAAGATGATAAAACTTCTCAAAATAGTCTATGATGCATCAGAACAAAATGGAGAGTATGGATTCAGCAACTTCTTAGCTGAACGTATAGATGCTCATAAAAAGCATGGATGGATGTTAAAAGCATCCATGCAGTATTAATTAGAATCTAGAGAACACATCCTTTAAGGCAATGATCAGCTTTTCGATCATGCCATCATCGTGATATGGAGTAGGTGCAAATCTTAATCGTTCTGTACCTACTGCTACTGTAGGATAGTTAATGGGTTGAACATAGATGTTATGATCATCCAATAAGGCATCACTCATTGCCTTACAACGAACAGCATCGCCTACTAGCACTGGTACAATATGTGATGTGGAAATATCCATATAAGGTAAGCCAGCTTCGACTAATGCAACTTTAAGTTTAAGAGCACGTTCCTGATGCTTATCTCTTAGTTCTTGATGTTCTTTAAGCCACTTAACAGCAGTTAATGCACCAGCACAACTGACTGGACTCATGCTAGTAGTAAAGATAAAGCCAGCTGCCACGCTACGAATAGCGTCGACTACATCAGAGTCTCCAGCAACATAACCGCCCTGCACGCCAAATGCTTTGCCTAATGTGCCGTTGATAAGATCGATTCTACTTTCTAATCCCAATTGTTGAGCAACACCGCCGCCTTGATGACCATATAGGCCAACAGCATGTACTTCGTCAATGTAGGTAATGGCTTCGTAGTCGTCAGCAAGGTCGCATATTTCTTTAATCAAACCTACATCGCCGTCCATGCTGTATACACTTTCAAACACGATACAAGGAGTTTGTCCAGCAGCCTTAACTTCCTTTAAAATACGTTCTAAGTCAGCCATATCGTTATGTTGGAACACAGTCTTAGCAGCACGACTATGACTCATGCCTATAATCAAACTGTTATGGTTTTGACTATCGCTGATAAAATGTATATTAGTAATGATCTTACTTAATGCAATTAGTGTCCATTCATTAGCCACATAAGCACTGCTAAACAGTAATGCTTTGGCCTTATTATGTAGAGTAGCAAGTTCGTTTTCTAATGCAACGTGATAGCTACTAGTACCACCAATGTTTCTAGTACCGCCCGAGCCCGAGCCAGTTTGATCTAATGCTGTGTGCATGGCATCAATAACAGCTTTATGTTGGCCCATGCCCAAGTAGTCGTTGCTGCACCAGTTTACGATGTTTTTAATAGTAAACCTTCCGTACCAAATAGCATTGGGGAATTCACCTTTTTCGCGAACGATGTTATTGAATACTCTATATTTGCCAGAATCTTTAAGATCCTTAAGTAATTTGTGAAATGGTGTTTTATTAATCATAGTCAGCTATTTATATTGATAAATATCATAAAGGAATTAGAAATGGCAGCAAATGGCATAAGCTCGTTATCTACCAAAGAGGCTAGACAAAAAGCCAAGTTAGATTTGGCTGCTGATGACAGAGCAAGAGTTGGCAATCCACGGGACACTTATGATATCGAACAATTGCCTACACAATATAGTGGTAATAATATTGTGGACAATGCTAACACAGACGGATTAGTACAAGGCAGACCTTGGCAGTAAGTGTGGAGTATAAAAAATGTTTAGTATAGTAGATTTAATCGACGAGGAAGGTACCGATACCTTATTCACTCCGTGCAGATTATGTGGACATGCACACCATTGCAATAAGCCTAAATGTAAAGAATGTGAATGTGATACTTGTGAGTGTCCAAACTGTGTTGCTCGCATGGAAGGCACACATCCTGACCAACGACCAAAAAGCACTAGATTTATATGAATTTTAATGAGTTGACTGAACGTCCACGGCCCGATGACGGTAGCGAACCTATCATTAAGGCTTTTGTTAAATTTTCTAGCCAAAAGCTAGGACTAAAAGAACCACCTAAAATTAAATTACATAGGAATCCTAAACTGGCTAGTCAACGTCGTAGCTTTGGCGGATACATGCCAGGACAGGGCATAGAGATTAACATAGGCAATAGGCATATCATGGATGTGCTACGTACTCTAGCACATGAAATGGTACATTACAAACAAGACATTATGGGCCAACTCAAACCAGATAGTGGTAAGGATGGCAGTGACGAAGAGAATGAAGCTAATGCTAAGGCTGCTGTGATAATGCGTCTATGGGCCAAGATGAATCCTGAACTATTTCAACATGCCACCATATTAGCAGAGAGTCAAAAGAAAAGATTAACTACTAAGCATATACACAAAGTGGCAGATAAGAAAGGTATTAAATGGGATGATGATCCAGCCTTCTTAAAGTTAACTAGACGTGTTGCCGGACATAGATATTTAGATGATTTGGATCAAGACGGCTTGTTCAAGATGAAAAACTATTTGGATAGACTGGATGACGATACAATATATAATGTAGACGAGGCTAAAAAACGCAAACGTAAAGCTCGATACGCCGCATATGGCCCAGGACCTTACGGACTATACGGAGTCAATACTGGATATAGTGGAGACGGTGGCGGCGGTGATGGCGGAGGTATGGGGGAGAATTTTGCTGATGGTAAAAATCCCCAAGACAAAGGTGACAGTGCTAGACATGGCATACCTAAGAAAGCTAGTTTAAGCACATTAGATAAAATAGGCCATGGCTCAGGACGTAAAGCACAGTTAGCTAGATGGCAGGCCAATATGCGTAGAGGTAGAAAAAAATGAGAATCAACGAAGTACTATCACTTAACGAAGGTGTGATAGACTTTGTACAAAGAAAACTGGGACTCAGATGGGGTCAGGTTGGTGATGTAGTAAAAGGCGGTGTAGTGGCAGAATACCTTGATAGTCAAGGTGATACTATAGACTCAGACAAATACATCGACAGCAAATTTAAATTAATTAATATTACTGCTGCTGAAGCAGAAAAATATAGAGAGATATCTGACCTAAGTGGTTGGCCCAGTAACACATCTCCTGAAAAAGTCAAAGGGTGGGGGATAGATGATTATAAAATGAATCGCATTCGTAGGAATGATATTACATATCAAAGTTTAATGAAACATACTCCGGTAGTATCGCGTCGTGGATTTATAATTAATGGCAATCACCGTATTGCTCGTGCTATAGAATTAGGTATGGACCCGATTC